CTGCAGCACCGATCCGTCGACAGCTGTCGATATTCGATCTCGGTGAGGAGTGAACGCACCAGGACGAACTGGGCGACGCTGAACAGACAACCGACCGCGTGAAAGGAGAACAGGGCACATGACGACAGCAGCCGCAGCACTTATCGCATTAGGCCTCGTGATCGCAGCATGGGTGACCAAGGCGCAGCAGCCGCCGCCCATGGCGAACGTAGCGGGGTGGGTGATCGCAATCGTGGGCACGGTGCTGCTGTTGCTCGCCGCGTTCACTGGGTGGGCGCCGCGATGAGCCGGCCGCCACCGATGACTCGCTACGTGAGCGAGGTGCTCGCGCGCGACGACACGATCGCGGCATCCAGCGTGCTCGTGTCGTCGCTCGGCGTGAGCGTGCATGGCGGGCACGCGACGGTGCGCATCTGGTCCCGAGGCGGGTACGCAGGTGCGCTGACGATTGATGCCGCCGATGCCGAGGCGCTGGTCCGGCAGCTCGGCTGCGTGCGCGAGCCCGGCGAGCCCGACCTCAAGGAGATGTGATTGATGACCTGGCTGCAACTGCGAGATGAGATTGAGGACGAGTTCCGGGAGCACACCTGGCGCGAGCACGAGGTCGACATCGCCGTGGCATGGCGCGAGGTGCACCTGCGGCGCAAGCGCCGCGAGTTGCTGCGCGCGTGGCGTTGGCGCCAAGGCGAGAGCGGCCGCCAGCGCGAGCTGGCGCAAGTCCATGCGTACTACATGCGCAAGCGCGTCGAGCCCGGCTGGTGCGCAGCGCGTAACGCTCGCAGACGTGAGCTCGTCGCCGCTAAGATGCGCCGCCCGAGCGAAGCCGAGCGACTCCGGCAGCAGGCGCGCGCTAGCAACAAGCGCGTGTGGGCGGCGGTGAAAGCCGACCGCGCCAGGCACGAGAAGCGTCTTGCGCAACAGCGGGCATGGCGGGCGCGGCATAAAGCCAGCTTGGCCGCTCGACGCCGCGCAAGCTTGCACGAGCGCAAAGCGGATCCGGCGTTGCTCGCGGCGTTCCAGGCAAAGCGTCGGGCGTGGCGGGCCGCGAACCGGGAGCGCCTGCGTCAATACCAGCGCGACTATCGTGCGCGTGTGAAAGCCCATCAGTCGCGCAAGAGGGCCGCATGAAGCGCGTCCGGGACGATCTCAGCCGCGACGCGTTGCTCGCGCTGCTTGCTGCGTGCGGCTTCCGGTTCGAGGGCGTGCCGCCGCCACCGTTCGAGCGTCTCGGATACGTCCGGCCTACCACGCGCGAGCTCACCGACGACGAGCGGGCGATGCTCGCCGAGGTCGACGCGCAGTTGCTCGCCCAGCGGCCGTGCCCCACGTCCAAGCAGACGGCCGAGGAGTGGTTCGCGGACTACGCCGAGCGGCACGCCCACGAGTCGCCGGCAACGCGGGCGTGGGTGCTACTGCGGATTCGGCGCGACCGAGTGCGGCATGGCATTCGCCGACTGCGCATCGGCCATGACCGGTGGTGGCAGCGTCCGCTCGAGCTGGTGCAGGCCGAGACGGCGATGGCGCTGCGGCAGCTCGGGCATGAGCGGTTCGCGCGGCAGGTCGAGGGCGAGGTGCCCGGCGAGAAGGAGCCGTAGCCCCCAATGGAGCCCGGACGGTGAAGCGCGTGCTGCATAGCTTGGATGCGTCGGACGAGCGCAGGGCCATCACCCCCATACCCGCCCAGCCGACGCGCTGCCGCAGTTGTGGCGCAGCCCTCGAGCCGCTGCGACGCTTCGCCGGCCTGTGCCGCCCGTGCGTGCTCGCGTGGGGACAGCAGTCACGCCGCGCGCCCCGTGCTGCAGCACCGCTCGCATCGCTACTGCGCGAGTTGAGCCGCACCACGCGACAACGGCCTGATGGCCGCACCGAGGCGTACGTGCAGGTCGAGTGTTCGTGCGGGCGCCGGCGCGTCCTGAAGCTCACCACCTGGCTGCACCATCAGCCGCACTGCTGCAACCGCTGCCGGCTGCGCGAAGTCGACGCGCACGGGTTCGAAGCTGAGCGGCCCCGGCCCCGCTATCGTGCGTCATGGCATCGGGGCATGCCGAAGTAACCGAGGAGAAACCAGCAACCCATGCGAACACAACCAGCCAAGCAGCCCAGCCGCAAGCGCGACGCCGATGTGCGCAGCAGTGTGGAATCTACACAAACACGCGCGCGAGCCTTATCCCAGGCCGAACCGGGCGGCCCTGGCGACAGCGCTGCAGAGTGGGTCAAGCCGTCGGCGCTCAAACCCTGGCCGCAGAACCCGACCAAGGATGACCCCGCGTCGGTGCGTCGCGTCGCTGACTCGATCAAACGCTTCGGGTTCGGCGCGCCGCTGGTCGCGCGCAGAGACAACGGCGAGGTCATCGCGGGGCATACGCGACTGCGCGCGGCCAAGCAGCTCGGCCTCGAGCTCGTGCCGGTGCGCTACCTCGACATCAGCGAGAAGGACGCGCACGTGCTGGCGCTCGCCGACAACCGTCTCGCCGAGCTTACCCAGCGCAACAACGCTGAGCTCGCCGAGTTGCTGAAGGCGATGGAGCCAAGCGACCAGCTGCTCGCCGGCTATACGGGTGGCGATGTCCAGGCGCTGCGGAGGGAGGTGGAGGGGGATGCCGATGTCATCGAGGACGATGTGCCCGAGCCGCCGAAGACCCCGGTCACGAAGCCGGGCGATGTCTGGACGCTCGGGCGGCACAGGCTGGTGTGCGGCGACTGCACGCAACAGGAGGTGGTCGAGCGACTCATGGGCGGCGAGCGCGCGGTCTGCGTGTTCACCGATCCCCCGTACGGTGTCGCCATCGGCGCGAAAAATAGACTCCTCGCGAAGCACGGGTTCCAGAAGGCTGGGCGGAATTGCGTCGACATCGAGGACGACGCGCTATCGCCGGAGGACCTGAAAGCGCGGCTGCTGCCCGCGTTCTGTTTGCTGCGCGACCTCGTGTGCGGCGATGAGTGCTCGATCTACGTGTCATCGCCGCAGGGTGGCGGCCTGTCGATGATGATGATGATGATGATGATGATGCAAGAGGCGGGCCTACGCGCGCGGCACGTCCTGATCTGGAAGAAGAACGCCCCGACATTCAGCATGGGGCGGCTCGACTACGACTATCAACACGAGCCGATCCTGTTCACCTGGCGCAAGCGCCACAAGCGCCCGATGCACGGCAAGCATCGCACCAGCGTCTGGGAGATCGACAAGCCGCGCAGCTCGCCCGAGCACCCCACCATGAAGCCGGTCGAGCTGTACGCCACCGCGTATCTCAACAGCAGTGACGATGGCGACAACGTGGCTGACATCTACGCCGGCAGCGGGACAGCGTTCGCGGCTGCCGAGCAGCTAGGGCGCCGGTGTTTCGGGATCGAGCTATCCCCGGCATACTGCGACGTGATCATCGAACGGTGGCAGAATCTATCCGGCCAGAAGGCCACGCGCGGATGAGCAACAGCCATGTCAGCACGGATCAAATCCACGCAGCCAGATGCAGCCGAGCAGCTCGACGACCACGCCGCTGCAGCCTGGGTCAAGCTGAGCGCGCTCACCCCGTGGCCCGGCAACCCGACGAAGGACGACCCAGCGTCAGTCCGTCGTGTTGCTGAGTCCATCAAACGCTTCGGCTTCGGTGCGCCCCTGGTTGCCCGCAAAGCCAACGGGGAGATCATCGCCGGTCACACCCGCTTCAGGGCAGCGCGGTTGCTCAAACTCGCGCAGGTGCCGGTGCGTTACCTGGATATCAGCGAAGCAGACGCGCATGCCCTTGCTCTCGCTGACAATCGCCTCGCCGAACTGACGCAGCGCAGCGATGAAGCCCTGGCGGCCGCGCTGCTGGCCCTGCCACCCGTCGATCAGGTGATCGCTGGGTATGCGCAGGACGACATCGACAAGCTGCTGCGCGAACTGCAGGGCGAGCCGGAGATCGTCGAGGATGAAGTGCCCGCGCCGCCCAAGGTGCCGGTGACCAAGCTCGGCGATGTGTGGCTCATGGGTCGGCACCGCCTCGCGTGCGGTGATGCGACCGACGCGCATGTCCACGCTGCGGCGGTGCGCGACTGCACCGTCGACGCCGTGCTCACCGACCCGCCGTACGGGGTCGGCGTGGACTATCAAGCTTTCGACGACACCGCTGCGAACGTGCGAGCGCTGATCCAACGCATCATGCCGTTGCTGCTCAAGCATCCATGCGCGGCGCTCACCCCCGGTGTGCCGGCGATGTGGTGCTATCCGCAGCCCGCGTGGGTCGGCGCATGGATTCACCCCGCCGCCAGCGGCGGTTGTGCATGGGGATTCGGCGGGACCAACCCCATTCTGTTCTATGGCGCTGACCCGTACCTGAAAGCGGGCAAGGGGCGGCGCAACGATCACGTAGTCATGGCATCCGATCGCGGGGGTGTTGACGGTCATCCCGTCCCGAAGCCAATGAAGGTGTGGGCCTGGCTACTTGACCGCTTGACCCCCGCAGCTGGTCAGACCGTGCTCGACCCATTCATCGGCAGTGGGACCACGCTGATCGCAGCTGAGCAGCTCGACCGCAGCTGCGTCGGGGTCGAGCTGTCGCCGGCGTATGTCGACGTCGCGGTCGAGCGGTGGCAGCACCTCACAGGCGGCAAGGCCGAGCGGGAGTCAAGCTAAGAGCCATGCCCGCGCGCAGCAAATACACGGTCAAGGCCGGCGATGCCATCTGCAAGCTGATCGAGTACGGGGTCACCATCGAGGCAGCGGCCGAGTCCGAGGGCGTGAGCCGCAAGACTATCTACAACTGGCGCGACGCGGGGCGTGCCGGCACGAGCAAGGCGATGGTGCGGTTTGCTGCCCAACTGGAGCGCGCACTCGCAGCAGCAGAGACCCGGCTCACGCTCAACGTGATCAACCGCGCGAAGGACGACTGGCGAGCCGGCGCGTGGTGGCTCGAGCGCCGGCGGCCCGACGTGTACGGCCCTCGCAGCCGCGACGACGTGCAGGCTGACGGCTCTGGCAACAAGTCAGACGTGCAGTTCTACCTGCCGGACAATGGGCGACGGCCGAGCAAATAGATCCTCCGGGCTCGAGGTCCGGCCGCAGAACGGATCGCAAGAGCGGTTCCTGGCGAGCCGCGCAGACATGGTGTTCTACGGCGGCGAGGCCGGCTCGGGCAAAACCAGCGGCCTCGCGCTCGAGTGCCTGCGTAACTACGACGTCAAGGGGTTCTCTGCAGTCTGCTTTCGTCGCACGAGCAACCAGCTGCGCGGGCCGCAGTCGCTGTGGGAGCTGATGGTGGAGTGGTACCCAGCGCTGGGTGCAGTGCTGCGCGAGACGCCGAACCCATCGGCCACCTTCCCGAGTGGCGCCAAGGTGCATCTCGATCATCTGCAGTACGACACCGACAAGCTCAAGCACCAGGGCAAGGGCTACGGCTTGATCAACTTCGACGAGCTGCCGCACTTTCTCGAGTCGCAGTTCTGGTACCTGTTCAGTCGCAACCGCAGCACCAGCGGGGTGGCGCCCTACGTGCGGGCGACGATGAACCCGACGGCTGACACGTGGGTCAAGAAGATGATCGCGTGGTACCTCGACGAGCGCGGCGAGTTCATTCGGCCCGAGCGCTCGGGGGTGATTCGGTACTTCTACCGCGTCGACGATGACCTCGTGTGGGGCGACTCGGCCGAGGAGCTGCGCGCGCGCTTCCCGCATCTGCGCCATCCGCCCATCAGCTTTACGTTCATCCTGGGGCTGCTCGCTGACAACAAGATCTTGCTCGAGAAGGATCCCGACTACCCCGCTCGGCTACTGGCATTGCCGCGGGTCGAGCGCGAGCGGCTGCTTGGCAGCGGCCGCGGCGGCAGCTGGCTCATCCGCCCCGCCGCTGGGCTGTACTTTCAGCGCAGTTGGTTCCGCGTCATCGACGCCGCGCCCACCGACCTGGTGGCCGTGGTCCGAGCGTGGGACAAAGCCGCGACCCAGGTCACGCCGGAGCGTCCCGACCCGGACTGGACGCGCGGGGTCAAGATGGGGGTCACGCGCTCGGGGCGCTTCGTCGTGCTGCACATCGAGTCGCTGCGCGGCTCGCCGCACCAGGTCGACCGGGCGATGCAGAACATCGCCGCGCAGGACGGCAGCGCCGTCAAGGTCTGCATCTGGCAAGACCCGGGCGGGGCGGGCGTGGTGGACGTCGCGCACATCAAGAGCATCCTGGCCGGGTATTGGGTCGAATCGGTGGTCGCCCGCGAGGACAAAGTCAGCTATGCCGGGCCGTTCTCAACCCAGGTCGAGGCCGGCAACGTCGACGTGCTCGCCGGGTCCTGGAACGAAGCGTTCTATGCCGAGCTCGAGGGGTTCCCGGACGCAGCGCACGACGACCAGGTCGACGCGTGCTCCCGGGCAATGCTGGCACTTCACAAGCCGGGCGTCCTCGCATACCAGAGCGCCATGGATGCGCTCAAGGTGGAGCTCTTGTCATGAAGGTCGTGCAGCGCCTCGACAGCTGGGTCAACGCGCTGACGGGCCTCGGGGGGTTGCGCGACAAGCTCAGCTACCATCAGATCCTACCCGGCGTGCGCCTCACCGACGGCGCGCTCGAGGCGCTCTACGACACCGACGACATCGCCGCCAAGATCGTCGACAAGCTGCCGCGCGACGCCACCCGGCGGGGCTTCACGCTGGAGTTCGAGGGCGAGAGCGACGACGAGAGCGCCGCCGCGATGCGCGCGCTCTACGCGCAGCTCGAGGACCTGGCCGTGCTGCCCAAGCTGCGCGAGGCATGGATCTGGGCGCGACTGTACGGGGCGGGCGCGGTGTACATCGGCGCCGACGATGGCCTCTTGCCCGCTGAGCCGTTGGCCGAGGACAAGATCGTAGAGGTGCGGTTTCTCAACGTGCTGAGGCGGCCGCAGTTGCAAGTGCGCAAGCGGTACAGCGACATCCACGGCCCGAAGTTCGGGCAGCCAGAACTGTACGCCGTGCGCCGCGCTGATGTCCGCAGAGACGCAGCGCTCGAGGTGCTCATCCACGAGTCGCGGTTGGTCTTCTTTCCAGGCGCCCTCACAGCGCGCAGCGAGCAGAGCGCCGACGACTGGG